TAGCTTTGGATTTTGGAGAACTTTTCTTGGAAGTCTTAGCTGTTTCTTTCTTTGCAGAAGATTTTTTCTTCTCGCCAGAACCGTTAAGAGCCTCTAATTCCGAATCATCAAACAATTCAGAAACATCATAACCAAGTTCTGAACATTGAGCCTCAAGTCCGGGGTCTACGAAAGTTTCAACAGGGTCGGACACCTGCGCCATCAGGTCCTTTGAGATAGGCCATGATTCCCTTTTAGGCTTACAGGTGTATGTCGTGTCCAAACCGGAGCCTTCCTTTTTACAGTTGAAAGGCAGGCCAGGCTTTTGTTCGAGGATGTCGGCATATTCCTCATCAGTGACATACTCGGCAATCTGCTCGTAAGCTGTAACAGGAAGCAGCCAGATTTTTACCGCAGGCTGTTTCTCATTGATGTCGATACCATTAACAGCGTAACGTCTCTTAGTGTCGTAAATCCTGTCACCGCCTTCGCCTTTGCTTTCATCATTTACTTTACAAAAAGCACAAGGTTGTCCGAAAGTTTCCAACCGGCAAACACCGTCAGCTTTCCCGCCGGTGGAACCCTTCTTCCTATGTTCCGCCAGAACTCTTGCGAAAGCCATATCACCGTCAGCGTCCTCAAATTCCGCAATTCTCAAAGCTGTTGTTGTATCTTTTGGAAGAAATCTGAAAGCCCCCGATCTTTGCTTGCTCTCGGCCATCTGCCTTTTAACTTTGTCTCTATTCACTGCCATAACAATTTTCCTTTCAATAACTTTTATTATTCCATGTCGCCATCATCAATCATAGTAGTAAGTTCTTTCACCGTAGAAAGAACCTCTCGAATACATTCCTGTTTAGCACCTTCAAAATCTCCGTCCGGTACAACCTTACCCTGCCCGACTTCAAGCCTTACCGACTCGTAATTACCGATATTGATAGTTTTACCAATAGCGATAAATACCCTGTTGCCATCCTGACCATCGGAGAATTTAGAATAGTCACCTTCCTGAATTACCGGTTTTTCCGTCTTTTTCTTTCTTGCTGTTTTCTTCGGCATTTTGCCCTTCCTTTCTCTTTATTTAAAATAATGTAATCTTCCTATAGTATAACGTTTGAGCATTATACTTAGTGTCATAAAATTGTGACATCTGCAACAAAATCATTCTCTGATAGGTCTATTAACCTAATACCTTTATTATTAGATTGAGAAATTCTTAACTCACTCACGGGAAATCTAACCAGCATCCCTCCCGCCGAAAGAATAAACACATCTTGGTCAAAATTATCCACTTTCCGCAAAACCGCAGCCTCCCCGTTTCTTTTTTCGCCGGTGAAAGATGTTGTTATGCTTCGGACACCTTTTACGTTTCGATGTCTGACAGGATACTCTGCACGAGTTAAAAGACCGTAACCATTTTTTGTAACTGCCAAAAGATACATTTATTGCCCCTTCAAATATTCAACTGTTCTAAATAATTTTTAAGAGTATTTGCGTGACACCTTTTCGGCGTACACCAGCAAAATAATCTTACTCTCCCGTACAATCTGTAAACATTGGCCAGATTAAATAATTCTCTGTAAACTCCGACATGAAATCTCTTAGGTGTTTTCTCGATTTGAAGTTGAATTATCCTGTCGAACCTCTCTTGATATTTATCGCAGACATCATCCCTATCTTCTTCGGATTGCATGGGATAAGGATTACCTAATTCTGTTGTCCTGTCCACAACAACATCATAATATCTGGACGGTTTACAGTTATGCAAATTCATTATTTGTATTTTACTTTTTAATTTTGGGGGCATTATTATATCTCCCCTTTTAATAAACCTTGTTTAATTTTTTCGCCTATACCCTCCCAAATTGCATCAAAAGAAGATTTAAAAATGGACGGTTCAATAACTTCACGATAATGTAAACCATCCCCTCTGTCTTGAAATACTTCTATCTGTGTGTGAATACCGCTTAACCCTTTGATAGACGATCGATTTATTGTTGCTATAATTTTCATTATAATACTCCTATTCTTTTTCACTATAATTTTGAAACCCATCTCTTACACACTTACCGTCTGGTGCATCACAAGCATATAATCTTTCACCACCTTGAAAAGGCTCACTAATTTCTAAAAATTTACACTCATCACATCTATTTTTAATGTAACCCCAGTACTTTCCCAGTTGAATTATTTCACCCATTATTCCACGCCCTCATTTCATCCTTAAACAATCGCCATCTGTATTATAAGGGTCAAATGCAAACTCGCAGTCTTCGTTCCCTTCACAATCAATGCAAGTAAGAGAGTCAACATCAATACCACGCTTGTTACAATATTCAATTATAAATTCTGGTATATCTTCTCTAGTTTTCATAATACTATATCCTCCAAATCTTTATAATTAAATCCGATTGAAATATCGATAGCCATAGGTACAGGCTTATCGCCCCAATAATCCGAAGTGTTGTGAATCAACATACCTTCGGTAACAGCTTTAATGACCTGTCGTTTGTACTTTTTATTAAAATCTATAATTAAACTATCATGGACAGTTCCCACAACTAACGCCGGAATTTCACGTTTCTTGAATAGGTCCATGACTTCACACAATCCTATGAGACAAAAATGATTTGCTGTTGATTGAATTGGAAAATTACTAGCTTGTCGTTCTGCTCTTTCTTTTATTCTTCTATCATGTGACATCGCATCGGGTAAATGTCTTATACCACCAAACAAATCAATAGATTCACCACATCTTCTTGCTGCTATGTGATATTTAACTCTGAAATCCTTAATACCGGGGAATCTATCATAGTATATTCTTTGTAATTCCCTTGCATGTTCTATCGTGATTTGTGCAGCTTTTGCCAAACCTTCTGGTGTTTGTCCATACATTTGACCCAAATTCATCCTCTTTCCTAATTGTCTTTGATCGTATGTTACATCATCATATTTTACACCAAAAATTTTACTTGCAACAAATTGATGAAGATCAAATCCACCATTTAAAGCTTCACATAGAGCCGGGTCCCCAGACCATCCTGCTAAAATTCTGGGTTCTATTTGTTTGTAGTCAGCACTTAAAATTAATCCATCGTCCCCCCATCTTGATGAAAATACTCTTTTTATAGGTGATTTTTCCGGTATATTTTGTAAATTTGGTTCTGTTGATGAAAGTCTCCCCGTCAGTACAACGTCCTGATTATAATTTGTATGACAGCAATCATCCGGACCTGTAAAATTTTCCCATTTATCGAGAAATCCGGAAAACATCGAATTTATTGATCTTACAGCGTTTAAATGTCTAATTATAGGATATGCATCCTCTAACGGCTCTAAAACTTTTTTATCGAAAGAATAACTTATTTTCTTTTTCCCCTTTTCCCACTTAATTACCGGTTCAATAGGTAGTTTTAAAACATTTAAACATAAATATTTCATTTGTATGGGACTTTTTGGGTTAAATGAATCCTTTCCTTCTTTAAACGATTTTATATTTTGAACTTTTTTGCCCTTTTTGTCTAAAACGTATGCCCCATCTTCTTTTTTGAAAGCAACACACCATCTTTCCACTTTTTTAATTTCCGGTCTATCTAACAAATTCGATTCGGCTTCGTCCTTTGCTAATACAAGTTCTTCCCTTACAACTGGTATTTCACCAATATTTGTAAATAATCCGTTCGTTTCAACTTCCGCAAGATGCAATGAATAATTTTGTTTCATAGCCAAAATTTTCTTACCTTTATCCGATAATCTGTTTTGACCTTTTCCATAAATTTTGTAAGTCAATAAACCGTCCAACGCATTATACCCTAATAATTCGTCTATTGGGGTATTAATAGGATTTTGTTGAACACCAGACATTTCTATTTTGTATCCGGCCCATGAATATCCAAAATATCTCCCAACTGACCCCAAACTACATGGTGCTAACTCGTTTATTACATTCATAATAAGCATGGTGTCTTCTAGATAATCCGTGTAACCAAATCTTTTTATATTACATTTGTGTTCGAATTTAGCATTTTGAGCAACTTTAATACATTTTTTCTTTAATACTTCGGTCCATTTTTTACTAATTTTATTAATTTCACTACTACTAAAAAAATCAGGGTAATCCAAAGGAAATGATACACCCTTATCATTATAACCCACACCTACTGATAGTACTTTATATTTACTACATAATTCAGGTCTTAGTGTATTTTTATCACCCCAAGTTTCATAGTCATACGCTATAACACCATCATAATCGTTAAGTAAAAAATTCAGAAATTTAATAACGTGATTATACCTTTTCAATTTCATAACTTCTGGTTTTTCGGATAAACCGTCTTCCAATACTGACTGTATTGTATCCCACGTATCAAACCATAAATTTTTAGTCTTTTCTGCTTCTCCGCCCTTTTTATCGTCAAAACCGGCTACATAAGCGGGTGCATAATTAAATACTGTTGGTATAATATGTCCATCATATTCCACCCCTAAACTTTGACCAACAACTTTTTTTAATGTTATCTTTTTACCTAATACAGCTTCCGCAGCGTATTTACCCAAGGCTACTACGACTTTTGGGTTATATTCTTTTACCAATTTCATCCAATTTGGTTTACATACTTTTATAGCTTTTGGTGTTGGTTGCCCCTCCGAAAAACATCTTACCGCCGTGTCTATAACGTAATTATCAGAAATTTCCTTAAGCACCGAACGTAAATAAACAACACCGGATTCGTTTGAAAAATGTTTTCCTATCTTATCGTCATTAAAAGACGGAGAAGTACCCAATATAAATAGATCTGGTCTTCCCTTGCAATGGATTTGCGGATAAACTATTTGTGTCCTAAGTTTACTTCTAGAACATTCTTCGCATTCAATAATTTTTCGTCTTGGTGGCATAATTTACCAATCTAAAGTTTCTTGATTTATACAAGCTACAGCAAAAATACAATCAACAGCTAAATCAAGTAGTTCCTGTTTTAATTCTCTAGTTCTACCCTTCAAATGAATCTCGTCTATTACTTCTGTAAATTCTTCTGTTAAAATACCAAGAATTTCATGGCGAGACAACCAAGCACCTTGACCTTTCTGTTCCATTCTATATTTTAATTTGGCTACCATATCATCAATAGCTGTAAGAATATTTACATCAGACACGGTAACTCTGTGTGATACCTCACTTCTTTTAGCTGCCATCATTTTACCCTTCTCGCAATTTTACCATTTTACAATTGTCATAAACACTCTTATTGTGTTCCCGGGCGTGTTTAATTTCATTTTGAGAACCTACACTATTGACCATTTTTTCATGTTTAAATGGAAATGATGTAACACAAAAATCACACCTCATCATAATTTCTATATCACCTTCAAGTATATCATCATCCGGAATAAAACCCTCCATATTTTTCGTGTTCATGTGACAACATATAACAGTAAATCCCATTTCCCATAATGTATCTGCCATAGCTTCTGCTGCTCTTATATTTTTAATACGTTCGTGATCTGTTTTGGCCCTAAATGGACCTATAATGTAAACTACCTTTTTACGCCTGTTTATTTTTTCCATAATTCAGCATAACCTTTGTATTAAATTTCAATAAAAAATCATAAGCACTAAACAACTTTAGATTTTTTAATTCATACCATGAATTTTCACCGTTGTAAAAATTTCTACCACACCTATTATAATAATCGAATGTCAAAAAACAACCAGTATAAAACCACACCCCAGAGCTATTCTTAACCAAAATGACAAATGGTTTATTTTCACCTTCCGCTTTTTTCACAACATCCCGTAATGATTTTGTGTTTGACATCATTTGATGAAGTTCATACTCTTTACGATGTTTACATTCGACAATAAAAGGCTCACCTAAATCTGGTGCGTATATATCACCACGAAGATCGGTACGCCCAGAATTTCTAGTTGTTTCCCATTTTATTCCCGTAGCTTTAGTGAATAATCTAGCCATTTCACGTTCAAAAGATTTACCTTTACGTCGGCTCAATTTTCCAATTTGACTGGCTGTTTTCTTACCCATCTAATTACCTTATGCTTAAACTTTCCTTCTGGTATATACGAAGCCCGGAAATTTCACGGACTCCATCTATTATAGATTCACGAACAGCAGCTGAATCAACAACAAGATATTCTATTGGTACTTTTGATATATCTTCTACATCGAAGGTCCATCTTTTTTGAGTAACAGTAGTACTACTAACAACAGGCTCAATAAAAACAGGTGCATGAACTTTGTGTCCCTTCTTTTTGTGGCTTTCCCTAATTTTTGCTCGTTTTTCTTCTTCTTTTCTTGCGATTTCAGCTTGCTTTTCTCTAAAATCCATTATCTTTTTTCTTATTACAGCATCAGCATCTTTCAACGGTTGTGCTATTTCCTTGAACATATTATTGGCCGCTTTAATAGACTGATTTAACGGTTTCGTTATAGCGGTACGTCTGTCCTCTATAAATTTAAGACCATCTTTTATAACCTTTAATTCAGTGGTAGCTTTTTCTTCGTGTGCTATAGTAGAAATTATCATTTTATCCGCTCTTGCCACGATAGGCGCGTTTTTCTTACGTAGTTTATCCGCTTCTGCTTTTGTGATTAATTCATTCTTCATTTTCTGCCCTTTCTTTTTAGCAATTTAATCATTATTCTGTAAGACATACCCGAAAGGTATTTTGC